GATTCACCTACTTGTGTCGTGTTAGAGTCACGACTGACTACTTGCTGTCTTAATTGCGATGTAAAGATAATGAAAGTTATTTTATTTTATTGCCATCCAATTATCTGAAACTGAATCTTGAAGTTCAGCAACATCGTTTGGTCTATAATCAATCTCGTTCTTATTTGATTTCTCAAGATTACAAGACTTACATAGCACTTGAAGATTCTCAATACATAATTCCAATTCAATGAACTTTGACCTTGGCTTTATGTGGTCAATATGAAACTCTCCTTTTATTTCTCCGCATTTCATACAGCATCGACCGTGCTTATACAGAACTTTTCTTCTTAATGAAATCCATGCCTTTGATTTGTAGAAGTTTGTGTATGCTTTCTTCTCGTGCTTACCAAGGTCAATGTATTGCTTAGTAGGTTTGATGCTTTCAAAAGTTAGATTGTTGGCTCTGAATTGTTTTACTATCCATTCAATATAATCACCCTCAACTGAATTTGAAGAAAGTCTTGCGTAATCGTAGACAAGTTCTTTTTTGTTACTACTCCTTGTCTTGATTTTATTTATAATCAAAACTTGATGCAACCTATCAAAGCAATCATCAAGCACAGTAACACCATGCAGTTTCATTAACCTTGTATCGAACTTGTATTTGTTGAATTTCATAGGGTGATTTTTTAGTCAAAAAAAGGGCAACATTTCTGCTGCCCCTTCTCAAACCACAATCCACAAAGCAGTCAAATATACTATAATCCTAAGAACCGAGGGTTGACAGTTCTTGTTTTTTGTTCCGATGCTGGCGGTGCTTGGAATGTCGGCTTGGCATTGTTTCCAAACGACTTCCCTGCGTGAGGGTTCTTCTGAATAATTCCTGCATCGGTAGCCTCCTTGAGTAACACCTCTGAGATAGCAAGAAACTGACCAGCCTTGGCAGTTGACTTCAACCGCTCTCCTGAAGTCTTATCCTTCATGATAGGGCTACCATCTTCTTCAAGGTCGATGACGTACTTATCGGCAATCACCGACTTGAAACCACGAATAGTGATTTCACTAACGGACGGATCAAGTTTAATAGCTGATAATTCTTTCTCGAATACCGAGTTGATGGTTGATGCTTTCTGATCGGTCTTCACTTTCTCCTTGTACTGGTCGAACTGAGAGATAGCATCCTGCCTCGCTCCGTCAAGTTCTGCTGACTTCTTTTCAAGGCTTGTGTATTTCTTCTCCCACTCTTTAATGACAGCCTCAGAACCGTTCCCTGATGCTCTGCTCTCCCATTCTGCCTTCTGTGCTTCGAATGACTCCTTAGCCTTCTCTGATGCTCCACGAATAACGTCCTCAATTTTTTTATCCTTGAAGTCTTCCTCGGTCAATACAACACCGAACGGCTCGAATGACTTACGTGCTACGTTGGCAATACTGCCCGTTACTCTTCCTATCTTAGAGGACAGTTCCTCTGACTTTATCCACGCTGCCGTGAACTTTTCCTTTGCCTCCTCCACCGTTTCTGCGTCGCTTAGGTTTAGGAATTTCAGTAACTCCAATGCTTCGTTCTCTTTGAGTGCCATAGTTTAATTCAATTGGTTTAAGTTCAATTTCACGACCGCCATTCTTGAACAGCAGTTCAGCAACCATAGGGGATGCTTTCTTTATTGTGCCGTCAGGCATGACGATTATCTTCACTTGACGAAGTTACGATTTATTTGATTCTGTACTATTATTGAATGTAACCTTCTGCCTTCGCTCTTGCTATGACTTCGGGTGGCACTCTCTTCAGTTCGAGAGGTAGTAACAAGTGCCGACAGTTCCAGCCACCAAGGAAGGTGAATATACTCTTGGAGTCCGTCCCTTCAATCTCTCCTGCCCACGTTCCGTTCTTAATGTCATTCAGTCCTCCTGCGTTCTGTCCGCTGCCCCATGCTGCTATCTCATCACGATGGAATACTTCGCCCTCCCTGTGCTGGCAGAACGGTCTTGTCGTTGGTATCTCACCACCGGCATAACGGAAGAATTGAATATCTAACTTCTCGGATACTACGACTGAATAGGAGCGATCTGATACCGCCTGTGCTGTTGTTGCCGTTGTCTTGATGTTGGCCAACAGTCTACCGTCTGCCTTATCGTTACCGAGCAGCACCGTTTCAAGAGCCTTGACCATTTGAGAGAGGGGCGCACGGGCAGCTACGTTAGATGTAAGCTGCTCAAGGAATGGAAGGGTGACGTTATTACGTAGCCCTGTGCCGATAAAAGCATCGATAGCGTTTGTCTTGGTTAATTGCAGTAGTGCTTTCTGTGCGGAGGTAGGCTCGAAAGATTGGTCGAACTTCTTGGCGATGTCGTTAGTAAGTTTAATCCCTTCGTCAATGCCATTGAGAAACGTCTTAACAGCATCCTGATACTCCGCTCCGGCAAGTAACTTATTCAGCCTTTCTCCTATCGCTCCGATTCGTTTGATGTTGTCATCTGTCTGCAAGATGTTACCATCAGCATCTACATCAAAGGAGTTGATTATAGGGGCAATCTCTCGCCATACCTTTAGCTGTATGCGTGTCGCTTCCGTTGCTAAGTTCTCAGGCGTAGCCTCAAACAGAGCAATCTTCTTCTTAGCGAGTTCCTCAAGCGATGCCATTCAGTAAGTTCTGTTGGGCTTGTTGTATTGGATCGAGTACCTCACGCACCTTGCTTACCGCTGCCTCACGTAGGAGCGTTACTTGCTCCGACATCGGTAAGCTGATGAAGGTAGGGTTGTCGGTTGTTGGTACAAAATCCCTCATTAACTCCATGATAAGCTGCGGTGCTGATTGGTGGAGTACGTCTTGCCATTTCTCAACCGTTCCGTTTACTATCCTTGCCAGCACATCAGCACTACTCATAAGGAGTAACTCATCAGCGTTGACAATCAATTCATAGATAGCAGAACTCTGGTCATCGGTGTAGTTGACCGCCTTGATGTAGTTATACACGTTGGCATAGGTCACCGCCGGAGGCACACCAGCCTTGATACCTTCGCTGATTAGTGCGAGATAATCGGAAGGTGTACTAATGTCGAATGAGGTAGGATAGACAAGTGTCACCCCTCCGAAGTATTCGCCATATCGCATCTTACCCATTGTGACAAGGCAAAACTCATAGATTGAAAATAGTTGATCAGAAATGGGCTTGACAAAAGCGTACAATGCCCTCATCTTATTGAGTGATCCTGTCGCTGTGGATGCCTCTCCTATCGTTCCTGTTGAGTCGGAAGATGGAAGGTGAAGTATCTGTCTTGACTTGGCAATGTGTGAGTCTATCTCTGTCCGTAGGAAATTGAGAGTATCCATCGGAGGACTAACAAACTTCATGTAGTCACCGGATAGACCGCTGTCACCTTCGCTCATTGAAGTTTTAGGCTTTACAAGTAGCATACCTGTTGGGCTGAATCGGCTCTTGACACCAGCACCAGAACAAGATGGACAGGTGCGGTAACCGCCTCCGATAGCATCGAAGACTTGACCTGAGTCACATCTGTTACCTTCACGGTCTGTGAACTCACATATCTCACCAAGGGCAACCATGAACGGAAATGCCGATGTTGCCTTGCTCATCTGAAGGTAAGACTCATCAAGCACTACCTGATCGAGTAGAGGAACTGCGGTAGTGAATGGTGACTGGAATAGTAACTCACTACCTATCATCTGAGGTGTACCCATCAACTTCTTGCACGGCACATAACCAAGGTCGTGAGTGAAGTATAGTACAGGCTCACCAAAGGTCATATCTGCTTTCTTTCCTATCTGCTCGATTCTCCAAATGTTGGTGTCATCGTATAGTTCGAGAATGATACCACTCTCTTCGCTCTTAGAGCCATTCTTAACGACTGACTTATCTTCATCGAGGACTAAGTACCACTCATCCAATTCCTGCCCTACAATACGCTTGCATGAATAGTATGAAGGCATCGGCTTGATAAGGTTATTCGATAACCCCATCTCTTCGCTGTTGTTATCCATGCTCATATCAAAGTCTTCCGGCTCGATGGCGATAATACCGTTCGGGTCAATCAGCTTCAATGTTGGCAATAGTGATTTGATGAACGACTCAAGAGAGCCGAACTTATCAATTTCGTTATTGACGAACTGCTGGAAGGTATCCTCACCGAACCGCTCGTCTGTTTCAGCGTTGTACTTAATGCTCCAGTTCTGATCGGCAAAGGCACGGGAGATGGTGGAGCGGAAGTCTTCAAACACATTCAGAGTCGATGGCTTGTAGTTCGCCTTGATGTACTCCGCTTGAGCGTCTGTCTGATTCGGTGCACGGACAGAGAGAAGATGCTCAGGGTAGACATCAGCACGGGCGTGAGGTAGAATAGAATCGTACAGCAGGGCTGCGAAGTTATAACCTTCCCAGTATTCGGGATATGGCAACACTCCTACTCTGCGCTTGCTGATGTAGTTGGTCGCTGACTGTGCCTCTGCGTTCTTATGCGCCTTGGTACGTGCTGCGAACTTGCCTACTATCTTATTGATTTCTTCTACCGTTAGTGCCATCTCTTATGCTGCTTTTTTCAAGTCATTTAATGCCGTTCCGGTTGTCGCACCAGCCCAGTTGCTGCCACAGCGTTTACCGCCACAGCCTTTGATTGATTTTGTTGATGTCTTCAGTGCTTTCATTTCAGGCGAAGTTACGATGTAAGATGGACAATCCCCGACCTTCGGGAGTGTTTAATGTAACGGTGTTATAACCGAATGCTTTAGCATACTCAACAAGGTGGCGAGGGTCATCGAGGTGGATGGTATCGTGATAGACGAACACACCACCATGGGAGAGTAACCGCTCAAGTACCTTGAACTCAGGTAAGATGTTATCCCACGAATGGTCACCGTCAACAAAGATAAGGTCGAAGTGGTTAGGCATCATCTTAGCGCACTTGTTGATTGAAGTACCGAGAACGAACTCAATCACCTTGCCGTTGGTATTCTCCATCATCGCCTTGGTATCTTCTACCCTGTAATCGTTGATGTCAACACCGATGTATTGACCGCCGTGTGGTAGTGCCTCAATGATAGACTTCGTTGTTTCACCCTCGAACACACCTACTTCAAGCACCGTCATCACACGGCTCATCTTTATCAGTGACCCGATAAACTTACCTACTTCGTCTTCTGAGTTCCACCCGTGACGGGCTGGCTCATTGAAGGTAGGTGTAGTTACAATAGCATCCTTCTTAGGTCTTCCGACCTTCTTCTTATCGTTTAGCATCAGCGTGTTTTTGTTCAGTAATTCGTACAATAGTAAATTCATGGTGAAGGTTTAACTTCCTCATGTTAATCTTTAACAGCCTATCCAACCACTCGGTGTAGAATCGTGGTGTAAATCCTGCCCCTCCGTAGTATGACTGAAGGTAGAAGTTATCGGTCACCTGTTGGAAGGTTAACCCTCGGTGCATGGCGAAGTGGATGAAGCCCGATTCAGAACCTTGCACCCTGCCTTCGTTCTTATAGCCGGGATCGATACCAGCAAGGCACAGAGCGATGTTCATGTATAACTCATCAGGCTGCCCACCCCCCCACTTCATCCGTAGCTTCTCTGTTGGTATCTGATTGGTCGTGTATAGCGTCTTAGCGATGTCATACAGCTTGGCTGCCTCCTTGCCCATCGTGATGAATTGAAGGCTGCTGTTGATGGCTGGCAGGATTGCATCTGAGTCGAGTTTGTATCGCTCCCAAATGTCATCCGCCCAAGCCCATTGCATAGAAGGTATTACTCGCCCTTGGTCGATTGTGTGGTAGCCTACGCAATGACTCACGTAAGGTCTTCCGGTTGCTATCAGTTCATCCAATAAAGGAGTGATATCCTTAACGGCGATAGCATCAACATCAAGGTATAGATTGTGCTTGTATGGTAGGTAGTCGTACAGACTTACTTTGAGTTTGCCCGGATCGAACTTGTCTTCTGTGAATAGGTCGTTGTTGTCAACTTCCTTAATCTCATCAATGAACCGATGAAGATCGCAAGATGAAGTAGCGGTGACGTAGTTATCAACGAATAGCGTGATGTGGATATGAGGATTGAATGATTTGATACTGAAGGCAAGGTTATAGGCAGCCCAGTAATACCCTCTTTTCCCAAACGCAAACAGCACCACCCCTGCCGAAGTAGGAGTAGTGCCATTGTGTAGAGTTTGGTCGTTAGTCATCAAGCAAAGATTCCAGCAGGTGCAGGTAACTGAGCAGGGATAGACTTAGAACGCCATGCAAATGTTACCTCGTAGCGTTGTAGTTCGTTGTTCTGCTCAGGGATAATGAACTGAGCGGAGGTAGTGATACCAACCGCAGGGTCAATCCATACAATCTTTCCTGAGTCGCAAGAATAAGCCATGATCCATCCGATACGTCTGTTGTTAACGTCATCCCAGAAGGTAGAGTTAGCATCAGTCACGTTAGCATCGTAGAGCGTAGCTGTACGGTCTTCGTTGATACGGATTGGAGTACCGCAACCGATAGGTGAGTCAACCGTTACTGGTGAGCCAGCAGGGAGAGCAAATCGGATGTCTTCGATAAGTTTAGCTGTTCCAGCATCAAGCAAAGCCTGTATCTCAACTGCTGAAGATGGATCTGCTACGGTCGTTCCGCAAGCCCCGATGATGATAGCGGAGATACCGCCGAGTTTATACTCCCCACAGTTAACCAAATCATGGCTAATAAGTGCGGAATCGCAATAAGATACGCATCCCATTGTTGTAGTTGTTTAATCTGTTAGGTCGCTGTTGTACAGGTCGCTTCCTTGACACCTACGGGGCAATAAGACAAGTCAAAGATAATTAAATTTTCACCACAAAATATTCACGCTTCCTTCCGTTGTGATTCGTTCGCCTCCCTCGGTGAGTAGGAAGTTCTCAATATCGTTATCAAGGATAGAAGGTAGGCAGTTGGCATCGGAAGCAGTACACAGCACCTTAGACACCTTCTCGCTCTTGAGATACATCTCAATCTCTACCGCACCGAATCTGTTATCTGCTACCTCCCAAGTGACAGCAGGGAACTCTCCCTCTGACGGGTAGTATAACTCATCGTTGATGTAGCAGTTGTCGTAGTAGATGACAGTCGATAGGAAGTCAAGCACACGCTCAGGCACTCGCCCGAAGTTGAATGACCATTTCTTCCTACGGTCAACATAAGAGGCAGACCAACGACCTGATGCGTATCTGAATGAATCGACATCGGTATCGTACTGAGGCTTGTACTTTATTCCCTCAAGTCTGATAGAAGGAAGGAACGAAGAACCAGCGAAGGCAAACCCGAACTGATCAGCAGCGTTACAACCTCCGATGTTCAGGAACTTGCAAGGGTCATCGTAGTCACCGACAGAGAGCGTATCCGAATACTGGGTGTAGTCAACAGAGGAAGGGAGCAGCTTAACGGTTAGCTGCTCAAGAGCGATGTAGCCCTCACCTATGATAGTTGCACGGAAGTTCATCGTAGTGGCAACAGCCGTCAATGTTTCGGTGTATGCTCCTGCTGCGGTGCGAATAGCACCGGGTCCGAGTCCTGTTATGCGGAATGAGTTACCCCCTTCACACGCTGTCAGCACATAAGATACCTCGTATACCGATCCGATACATAGCGGTGTGCTGTTGGAGAAGGTATAGATACCCGGTGCAACATCAGCCCCTTCAAGGGTAGCTTGTCCGCTTGGGAACAACTGCCATGAGTCAACCTCTGATGCCGTCCAGCAACCGCCGTCTGTCAGTAGTTCCTGATTGCACAGTCCGTCAAGTACACACGGGTCGCAGTTGTCGTTAATGGCAAGACGGTAACACCCTGCTCCGACTTCGTTAATCGTCATGTCGATGGCTACTGTTACCTTATTCTCAACCACGGTGGTGATATAAGTAGCAGCCTCGATGAAATCAAGTGTTTCGGCATCTACCCAAGCCACCTGAATGTCGGTCTTGATTCCGGCTACGTAACAATCTAATGAGAAGCAGCCGACATAAGTATCAGAGGCAAAGAAAAGAAACAGGCTTAGGTCACCTAATATGGCATCTTGAGTAGATAGGAACAACTCATACGTGCCAGCGGTGTAGAAGGTGAACGAGTCACCGCCCTGCAAACTCATAGTAAGGCTACCTTCATCCATTGAGTTGATGACAACCACCACTCTGAACACTTCGAACGGCTCAGTCATGGTGAACACCACCGTTGCGTTACCTCCTACCACAGGAGCGGTAGAGCATACATCGCCCTTGGTTCTGCTCCATGAGGTGTTATCAAAATCTGATAACGGTAGCTTCTCGGTGCAGTCACCAGCTTCAAGCTGAAAGAAGACCTGATCATCAAAGTCGACTAACTGCTTCCACGTATCCGGTGAGCATCCACAGTCTACACCTAAGTCTGCTGCTGGCTGGAAGATAATCGGCTGGTTCGGTATTGAAGTATAACTCATCTCAGTATCTTATTGCTCTTTAGTTCAATCGCTGCGTTTTGCTTTATCAGGCTTGAAACGGTCAATGTCTTGATGTATCCCGGTATCACCCTGATAGGGTCATCGTACCGCCCAAAGGTAATCGGTTTACTTGTGTTGGCGAGTATAGATTCAATCTCACCCATGGTAAGCGGTCGCTCGAACTTGTAGAGGTAAGCCCGTACATCATCAATGTTTACTGGTTGAAGTTCCGGCTCGTCAGGGTTGTTAGGGTTTAATGGAACACCGCTTCCGTTAAAGAAGGAGTAGATTGTAATTCCTGTTTCTAAGTAAAAGATATACCATAGCAAGTATTGACTTGCAGGGTCACCAGCAGAATTAAACTTAGCACTAACGTCAGCCCTTATCATATCGCCTTTATTGCAGACGAAGGTAGCCGTGACGTTTGTAATCACATAGTCTACCACGTTACCCGTTACTTGCGCTCCGTTGAAGTTCTGAATAAGTACATCGTCTTCATTGTAATGCTTAATGGTGGCAAAGGCTGTCTTAGTACCCGTCAATGACATCGGGTCAAGCAATATCTGAGAGTTGAAAGTATAGAGTCCGGTGTACGGAATCACGTAAGTCTTACCATCAAAGTTATTACCAGCGTCAGTTATCTGATTCGGAAAGTCAATGAATGTTCCGTTAATCTCAACGAATGAAACAAATGCTTCATCGTCAATACTCCAAAACTGTGTATCGTCTACTAAACGTGCATTGAATGGAGTAGTAGCAGGATCGAATGGAGTAGTTAGAAAGCTATACAAGCTATTTGGGTATCCGCTTATCCAGTTGTCTGATACGAAAATATTACGAAGGTTGCCATTGTACACCGTCTGCCCTATGCTGTAAGGGTCGAACTGATTAGCCTTAAACTGAGCAGGAGCAGAAGAGTACCAGTAGCAGTCAACTATCACCGGAGTGAGTTTATACTCTTCTGAATCGAACCGGAAGATGTCCTCAATCACATTGGTATCGAAGACCACCTCACTACTCTTTAGGTCGAGGATAGTTGAGGTGTTACACTCCCCTGAGAAGCCGAATGTTTCATCTCTGAATCCTCTGAACGGTGTCTGTGTAAATGTGCAGGGAGTGTTACCGCTGTCACACGCTTCCTTCTCCAGCATCGGCTCACCACCGAAGTTGACAGCCTGATACAATCGAGAGCGGTCAAAGGTTAAGTCTATGCTCGGCTGGTCGTATAGGTTGGCACTTGCCCCTGTCTGAAAGTAGTAAGTAGCTAATTCGATTCTTAGTAGCGGTCTGCCGTTGGCTTGCTTCTCAAATGAGATACCGAGATTCAGCTTCTTCTTAAGTGCGATGTATAGCGTTTCAAATGAGATGACCGTTTCTGTTGCCGACCTGTTCTTGATAGCATCACCGTTGGTAAGCAGCAAGAAGGAAGGATCTGATACGATAGACGAGAAGCTGAATAAAGTGCTGGCGAAGTCAATCTGATTATCGCTCATGCAGCTTACCAAGTGAGTGAACGCATCAAACACGGATACCCCTGTGATGAACTCGTCATCGTACAACTCAGTAGCCGGATTGAAGAACTTACCGAACAGGGCAAGCGGTAGGCTGACGGGTAGCTGATTCTTTGTCAGGCTTGCCGACATAGAGAACGGGATACCTTTGTTGTTGTTTATCTTGGTGCTGAAGGATTCATCATACACCTTGCACTTAAGTTGACACTTGTCTAAGTCGAAGTTACACTCTGAGAGAATAATGTAGCCATCGACTAATTTCTTCCACGCACCAGAGCAAAGGTATTCAACGCGAACTTCGATAAGGTTACAAAATCCTGTCTGGTCAAGTTTGCCAAACAGGTACTCATACATTCCACCGCTGAAGATAAGGTCGTTGTCGAACGATACTATCCGTGCGTTGATCTCTACGTTCTCTGTGATGGCGAAGCCGAACTCATCAGCGTTCAATGGCTGCCCACGGTCTGCCCCGTCAATAATGAATCTTATATCTACTGCCATGAATAGCGTGTATCTGTGCTGTTGTTAATTCCTTTGTGCCCTGACTTACGAATATCTTTCCGGAGTCCTCTTAGTTCACTCTCCATGCTCCGGCTGTCTAACTTAGCGTTAACCGTTACACCATCGCTCCTGCGCTTATCTTGCATCATGTAGGACATAACAGCAGGGCGAACATATCGCTCGTCTATCAGCTTCTTAAAGGCAGCAGACGAGGTATTCATAGCGTTCAGTTCTTGGCGATGCTTCACCGACTGCCCACGGTTGACAATGTACTCGTCCCGTTCGGCTTCTATCATAGTACCTCCTTGGCTGTGTCGCTGTCCTCCTATCACCCCACCTCGCTCGAACTTAGGTATTGGTTTGGCTGCTACGGCTGCGAGTTGAGCAGCACCAGTTACCCCTGCGATAATAGATAGAGCAACACCTTTAGCCCCTCCGGGATTAGCAAGAAATCCGATGATAGCCTGTGCTGTGCTTACTGCGATGTTAAACAGGGCGAGAGCCTTATCCTGCTTCGCTTGCTTAGTCTTCTCTGCTGCGATAGCAAGTGCAGTACGTTTAGCTAATGCTGATCTCTCGCGTTCCTTTTGCCGTTCTATATCTGTCGAGTCGTTGATAGCCTTTAACTCTGCCTCGCTGGTCGCTGTGATGTCAGCTATACGGTTCTCACTTAGTTGTCTGCTTAAGTCGTTGATAGAAGCAAATGCAGAAGCAACAGCATTAGCAAACTCTAACACGCTATCAATCCGCTTTTGATTCTCGGCTTGAGTTGCTTTTGTAATTGCATTTTGGGTATCTGCTTCAATCTTCTGACGTTTGGTAGAGTCTTCTGAAGTTAAGCCGAGTGCGTTCTTTTCTGCTTCTCCTTTGGCTTTTAATATCGCAATAGTATTCTCAAGGCTATCATCACCAAGCGACCTCTCTAATTCAAGTACCGAAATCTTTCCGCTAATTCTTTTAGCTTCTCTTTCCTGTTCTGATTCGTATATCTTTTGGCTTAACTTTAATTCTTCTTTCTTGATATCCACCAACGATAAGAGACCTTTCCTTTCAAGTTTTTCAATTTCAACTATCGTATCTCTCCTGTTTTTAATTCTGAGAACTTTAATTGCTGTTTCACGGTCTAATATCTCAGCATTGATAGCATAGAAGTTTTCTCGAATTTGTTTCTTCTCATCAATGTCTAACTTCACTAATTGATCCGTGCCGTCTTTAATTGCCTTAGCTTGTCTTTTAAGGCTTTCAATCTGAATACGCTCCTTCTCAACCTCCAAATCAAATGTGTCTTTATTCTCTGCTTCAAGCAAACTTATTCTTCTATCAATGGCTTGCACTTGAAATTCTGTTCTTCTTTTTTCAACTCCTATCAATCCCTCCAATGCTTGCTTTGCTTTCTCGCCTCCTGAGTCAATACCTAATAATTCCTTTGTCTTGTCAACTACTAAACCTATCCCATCAGCGATAGCTTCAAATCCGGGTACTGCATTTGATATTACTTTCTTGACCTTATCAAAATTCTGAACAAGTTCAATCAATCCAATTACAAGCAAGCCAACACCTGTCGCTGCTAATGCAAGTCTGAATACTTTTAATGCTCCTGTTGATGTTCCTACTACGGCTGCATAAGCTGATTGTGTAGCTGATAAGATAGCAATCTTAGTAGCCCCCTGTCCGGTAACTATATTAGCTACTTCTTGTATTCCAGTCAGTAAGGCGGTAGCTGCTTGAACTCTTAGCAATGCTTTCTGTAAGTCTTCGCTTTCTTCTCCAAACAAAGCTGCTGCTCCTTGAACAACCGAGAACCCAGCAGCCAGCCCTTTGATAGCACCGACAGCAGCATCGAACTTAAACGTATCGGATGCCAGCACCCGTACTCGTTCATTGGTATCGCCGATCTGATCCTCTAACCGTGCTGCTTGGAATGCTGTGTCTTGAAATGCTTTGCTGTTCTCCTGTCCCTGTGCTTCAAGGTTTGATAACTCAGCCTTTAGATTCTTGAGTTGAGTCTTGAGTGATACCGCTGCCTTCTCTACCTTGTTCGTCTCGTTGCCGTAGACGTTCGTCCCTTTGCTCAGCTTCTCTATCTCTGCCCGTAGCTTAGCAGCCTCTTCTACGTTCTTCTTATACGCTGCCGACTGCTTCTGCCCGGCTGAGAGTAACTTTATCTCTTCCTTGTATAGCTTATCAATTCCCTGCTTGAGTGAGTCGATGCTCTTAATCTGTCCATCGATGGCTGCCTTTACTTGACCGCTACTGAACGCAGCAGCAGCAGACTTGCCAGCCTCCTTAAATGACTCAGATGCCTTAGCCCCTGCTTGTGCTGCCTTATCTCCGATGGAGGCTATGTCTTTAGTTGCTTGCTTAACTGATGCGTCTAACGAGTCGCTATCGGCTGTGAAGGTTACGAGTATGTTAGCTGCCACGGTTGAGAGATTTTACGAACGATTCAAATTTAAGGATAAATACCTCAACATCGTTACGCATCATCTGATTGTATGACAGCACATCACCGTCACACATCGCCATCACCTGTTCCTTTAGCTTCTCTTGGGCTTTGTTCGCCCTGTATCGCGGTGAGTATCGAGCAGGGTTAATGCTGCTATCAGCTTGCGTTGCTGTTGCACGTTGTATTCCCATAGCGTCTGAAAGTCTTCTGCTGACATAGACATTAAGGGAGTCAATGGCTCGATAGCCAGTCGTGTAAAAAAATCATGCGACCCCTCCTTGCACATCGCCTCGAATACGTCCAGCTTCTCCTTATGAATATCAGGGTTGATAATGTACGGGTCTTCATCATCACGCAGTACCCAAGTGGCAGCGATGTTAAGCAGCAAGTCACGATGTATCACCGTATCCTGTCGCTCCCTGATAATATGGATATAGGTACCCATCAACGCTGCGTTCTTCGGGTTACCAAGTCCTGCGCTGAGTGCCTTCTCCATCTCGTTGAGAATGGATTCCATCTCGTTACCTGACAGTCCGCTGCTCAACCGCTCAAGTAATGCCATCGACATACTGAACCGTTCAAGGGGCATATTTACTTCCTTCGGGAAGCGGAGGTAGTTATGTCCATCGTGCGTGAATATCTTAACGAGATTCAACGTGGACTGTTTAGCCGACCACCTATTGAATAGATGCCACAACTTGCGAGGCATTAATCTTCTGAATAACTTCATCGATTGAGTTTGTGCAGTATATCTTCTCTTGTCCTATTGTCTTTATCTCGCTTCTGTTCTCGTCCGGTAACTCTACCACCATCTCGATGTTAGCAATGCTGACTATCACCTTACATGATCCTATCTCGACAGCACTCATGTTTCGAAGTTCTTCATCTTCGATTGTGCCATCGTATTCCATCAGCACCGAGTTGACTATGATAAAGCTGCTCACCAGTAACCGAATGGACATTGTGCATCTTCAACTCTCGTCTTCGCTGGCAGGAAGCAGCTACACTCTTTGCAGATGTTGAGCCTCTTGTCCTTGTGCTGGCAGGGTGAACAGATCGCCGTTCTCGGCTTACTCCTTGCCCGTGCCTCTCTGTTGCTGGTAGCGTAGTACCACCATCCTTCTATGATAGCGAGTAGCATCTTCATCAGTCGGTAAGTGTTATAACTGCTGGCTCTGTGTCTGACTGCACGATAGAGAAGCTGATACAGGTGTATGCCACCGCATCTACTGTAATCGTCTCATGCGCTCCGTTGACCCCTCCAAGGGTGACGAACAGCGTATAGCCTTGCAGGGCATCGACTACGATACCTTCAACCGTTATGATACCATCTTCATCGGAGGTGGCAGGAAAGGTCTGTACTCGCCCTGTTGCGTTGTGCTGGAGGCATACGAGGAAGGAGGTGTCAGGTGTGACCGTCCAGAAGGTAAGCCCCGAAGCACAGGACTCAATATACGCTCCTGCATTATAGCATAGTGAACATACGCTCATAAGTATCTCTTTAGAATTGCGTTTACAAAATAACGAAAACAATCCAAGAAGTCAGCACGTTCCGCTAAGTTCTTTCTGTTGCTCTTCATGATTCCCCCGTCAGAGTTGCATTGCACTTGCTTGGCATCAAAGACAAAGCCCTTGCACCGGACTGAGTTAACCTTAATGTCTAACTTCCTCAGTGCGTTGTTGCAATCAATCCGGCTATTGAAGTGTGTAGGGTTGGCTGGAATGATTATCTGACTATCGCCCAGCTTTAGCCGTCTCTTGATCTGCGTGTATGCCGAACTGTTATCACGCTGTTGAATGCTCCTGCCGTTACCCATCGCATCACCTGTTATCCTGAGCAGCCCTATCGGGATGCCGTAGGACTCAACGTGATCACAGAACGAGTCAACGCTTCCCTTCTCTATCTTGATCTCGTCCACCACCACGCACCCTCTCGCCGTCTGTTGGATGACCAAGGCGCAGAGTGGGTTGATATTGAAATCGACTGAGATAAACACAGGGATATGAGGGTTGATGGCAAGGCTGTCATCTATGTGGTCGTTGTCATTCCATGCGTGCAAGAACGGGTTACTGATGTCATCCATCACGTCCCAGTCACCCTCTACGAATCGCTGGTACTGAATAGGTGGTAGTTCTTTTAAACTCTCCAGGTACTCAAGGCTGATGTATGGGTTGTCGGTGATACGTGAGTTGATATACTCCCATCGCTCCGGTAGCGTTCCCGTCCTCCACCGTTCGTAAATTACAGACTTCACCCAGTTATTGGCAGGATTACAGGTGGCAAGGCAAACGATAGGAGGATTGCCGACCGCCTTGTTCCAGCTTCCTATCCTCTCCTGTACCTTGTAGAAGGTAGCCTCTTGAAGTTCGTTCACTTCGTCAAGCCCTGCCCCGTTCACCTCAAGACCTCTGAACCTGTTCAAATCCTTATCGTCATCGAATGACTCAGCCATGAATATTAACTCACTACCGTTGATGAAGTGAACCACGTTGGTGTCTAAGTTCCATTTCTTGACATACTTCTGCATCCCGTCATTGAGGATAGACGAGAACGATGGAAAGGTTGTTCTCTTGAGATCGGGTAGTGTCTTACGAATAATCACCCACCGTGAGCGAGGGTATGACATACAGAGTGAACAGAGGGTTAGTAGCAGCCAATAGGTCTTACCACCTCGTATTGCCCCTCCGAATACTACTACTCGTTTGCTACCATTAACCGAAAGGTCGAACGCTGTTGTCTGTCGTTCTGTTAATGTGAAACTCATTCACTCTTAACCGTTCTAATAATTATCAATGGCTCTGTGGTGGTGATGTTAGTATCGCCAAGGTTAGCCCATAGCGCACGTTGACGGTTAGCCAGCCAATGTTTAGCAGCAGCCGTATCCGATGGTAGTTCTTTCTTCAAGTCTACCACCTCACCATCCCTCGTCAATGCCTGCTCAACTACCGTCACCCCTAACGCTCGGTTATACATCGCCTTGGCTACTTTGCCGTCTGCTTCGGTTTTCCCTTGCGTTAATGACTTAAAAAAATCTGGGTAGTCTTTTTTCCAAGCGTTGAATGTTGGCTCACTAACTCCTAAGATATTGCACATCTGAACATCAGTAAGTCCAAGTAGTGCCATTTCGAACACTTGCTCGTTGAACGCTTCCTTGTACACAATCGGTCTACCACGTTCATTCTTTGGCTTCAATTCTTCCATACTCCAAAGTTAGTCAATATCATAAACCGTCTTATCCTTCTTCACTCCGAAACGACTTCTCTGACGTTCTGCGAACTGAACGGCTAACACTTCCGCTTGTTGTGGTGTAAGTCCTTTAGCAATCAGCCTACGGGTGTTAGCTGAGATAGCTTGCTTGCTCTTACCGAACAGTAAGTCATCCGTCATAGCGTATAGGTATCGATTCGTTTCTTTACCATGTCGATAAACTTCTCCATCATAGAAGCATAGTAGCTGTTGAAGTCGTTATGCCCTTCTGCGTTACGCTCGAAGAGGACGTATAGGCAAGACCTCAACCGTTGGCTGGGTGTCTTACTCCCCATCTCTTCTGCATCTATCTTGATTGACTTGAGTACCTCTTCATCGTTGAATGAGAATGACTCGCCCTTGAATGCCATCACACCGACTCCAGATGCCCATTGGTTAAGTAACTCTGCTGCCTTTGCTGGCGATAGTTCTTGCGTTCCTATCACGACTTTTAGTGTCTTGTCTCTTCGGGTGCTGACTGACTCGATGGCGCATGGAATTAATAGTAAGTCGCTCATGCTGCCTTCTGTGTTGCTGCTACTTGGTCAAGGTAAACTCTGATAATCTTCTTGATTGAATCCTTGTGGCTCTTAGGTATGCGGAATGCCACCGTAGTAGTCGGCTCGCCGTACTTATGCTTCGCCCCTGCTCCTACTCGCCTACCGCCTCTTGTTGATATTACTGCTTCCATGGTTTACAAAGTTACTTATTCTAATTGATTATGCAATACTATACCGTTGTTTTTTAGTAGGTGCAGCCACGATAAACACCGACTGAGGTAGGTCTTGTAGATATTGCTGTTAGGTTCTAAGTTAACTAAATGAGCCGTGAATGATCGATGTGTGCGCCGTGCGTTATGGTAGGTCGTTGCCCTGTCCTTCACCTCAACTTCATCAGGTAGGTAATTGACCATGTAGTGCGTTATCTTTTCTGAGTCCGTCATTTACAGCCCTCCTTCACGCACCATATCTTCCCGTGGTATACTTTAGCGAATGGACATTTACCTGCCCTGATGTCGTAGTAGGTTAGGTTGCAAGGTTGGTCTTTAGAAGGGGTTGGTGGTGGTGTTATCCCAGTCGTTGTCTGCATAGTTTCTTAGGTCTTTAGGTTGTGGTAAAAAGCTGCTTCCTTGTGGTGATGATCCTGAGTCGCTGAAGGAGGTCATATTGGATGAATGCCGAAACTCTACCGTTCCTGTTGCCCCTTGTCGGTGCTTCTCGAATAGGTAGAATATCTCGTTGGTGTATGGTGTTCCGTTGTCGTCGTTCAGCCCGTAGTATGAAGGTCTCCAAACAAATGCTACCGTGTCTGCATCCTGTTCAAGTGATCCTGATTCTCGAAGGTCTGAAAGCATCGGTTTCTTATCGGCTCGCTTCTCTACCTCTCGACTAAGCTGGGCAAGTGCTATGATTGGTATTCCTAACTCTTTCTGTGCTGCTTTTATCGTTCGGCTTATCTCTGCGACCTCTGCCTCTCTGTTACCGCCTCTAAATCCCTCTATCGTCATCAGTTGAAGGTAGTCAATGATTACCCACTTACACCTCCCTTTGCGATGCTCTCGCTTAATTACCCTGATCGCTTCGTGTACTCCGCACCGTGCCTTGTCGTAGATCAGGAATGGTGACTTCTCAATCTTACCTATCGTCTGTTCGAAGGCTGCCAATTCAGGCTGTGTTAGGTTGCCATCCCGAAGTCTTGAAGATTGAATCTTATCTTCTGCCTCCATCAGGATTAACCGCTGGCACAGTTGAGAGGGGTTCATCTCAAGGTTAAAGTAGATGCCCGGTTCTTTGGATTGCATCCCGTGGAACAGGGCAAGTGCTGTCTTACCCATCGATGGTCTTCCGGCTATGATGATAAACTCAGGATGCCATCCACCGGTGAACCTGTTGATTGATTGTATGCCTGTTTCTATGCCTGTGGTCTTCCCTGCTGCCGTTAATGCTGCTCGGCGGTAGTATGCCTCCCTTTCATCGTTTGTAAGCTGTAAGAGGTCGATTATGTTATCAGTCGTTCCTCCGGTGTCGAGTAGGCTGGTGAGTCTCTTGATTATTCCGGTAGCTGCCGTGTAGCCGTCCGAGGTGTTGTGCATCCCTAACGACTCCTCGGTGAGTATCTGCCCGATGCTTCTCTTGATGTTGGCATCCTTGAGGGTGGCGATGTACTCGTTGATCGGTTCGTTGTAGGTTAGGATGCTGCTCCAGTTGACAACTGTGGCGATGTATTTCGGATCGAATCCTTCTACCTCCTTAGAATACTGGAAGAAGTTAACTGCATCAGGTGTCTTTCCTTTGGCGATTAGTGCCTCGATAACCTTGAATGCCTTGTTCGTTAACTCGTCCGTGAATAGGTTGGCTGATAGTTGAGGTAGTAGGTCTCGGTGTGTGTCACCCGTCATCAGTATGGCGATAAGTGCTTGCTCTGTTTTGCTTGTGTTCATGGTTACTGGTCTTGATTAGCACCTGAGAAATGGACTCCGTTAGCAGCCCTGCTGAAGGTGGTTTGAATAGGTTTTGAAAAGGAGGTAGGTGAGTCAATGTCAAAGAATCCTGCCCAGTTACGTTCGATAGAGTTCTCTATTATCTTCATCGCCTTTGCCTTGTTTCCTTTCGATAGTTCTCTCAACTTATTGGTAAGTAGGTCAAGTGCTTTCTCGGTAGGTGTTTTCTTTATTCGTATTCTCATGTCTATGAAGTCAACAAATAGTTCTTTGAGAATTGGATCGTTGTTGAAGTATTTCTTAGAATCAACCAACAGGACAAAATCACTTTTAGATTTTGGCTCTTTTGTTTTATTCTCTTTATATTCTTTATTCTCTTTATCCTCTTTAAACGTCTTATGAATATGGGTTGTGCCTTGGTCAGTGCCTCGGTCATGCTCTATACCGTGCTTCGGTCGTGCTATGGTCAGTGCCTCGGTAAATTTTACTAGGGCAATTACATTGCATTTGTATTGATTTATTGATGGCTGAACTACTTTTATAAGTCCATTATCTATCAACTCATCAAAGTGCTTTTTATAGGTTTTGTAAGTAGCGATATTTACTCCGTTCATTATCTGAGTAGCACTTAGCCCAAACGATTCTCTCCAATGTAATTCATTCGCCACGGATAGAATGTAGAAATAGATTGATGTAGTCGTAGGATTAACCTTTTGAGGGTTGACACTTGCCCAGTTCCAATACCCATTGAAATATTCAAACATCGTATCCGAAATAAGTTAATATTTTTTCATCCAAATGCAATGCAGTTTCAAGTAGTAACTCTTCCATTGCCATTTCTTTCTTAAAATCATCACTTCTAAATTCTGAATCTAAATGCCTCAATCTGCTTTCAATCCATAATGACTTAATCATTTCAATCAACTTATCTTTTTCAAGGTTCTCGATTTTTGCTTTCATAATTTCAAAAATAAAAAAGCCCTATAAAGGCTGCGGTCAGAGCGGGTTAGATTTCTCTTTCCCATCGCAGCCCGTATAGGGCAAAATGTTTTCTTATTATTCAGGCTCTGACCTCTGAATCTTCACAAAGATAAAATAAAAGCAGGTGACTTAATCGCTCCCTTAAATATTTATTTGCGACATCACCTGCTCTGTGGCTTAGTGCCGATTTTCATTTAATGTAGTACGTACAGGTCGTAGTCACCGTGACTTTATTATTACCGACTCCGGTTGTAGCTGTGCTTGCCATTCCATCAGCTACCTTCCGTGCTTCCTTAGCTGTCAATTCGCATTTCTTAACGTAGGTGATCACTTCTGAATCGCTGTACTTCGACTCTGTGACTGTTTTGATGTTGAACTGGTAGCATGACTTCTCACAGGAGGTCAACGTAGCTACGATGATCGTTAGTAGGATGATTGCTTTTTTCATGGTTTAGTTGTTTAGGTTGGTTGTTATCTTTTTCCCAAGTTTTTAATGAAGTTGTCCATTGTGCTTTTAGAGATTTCATAAAAATCTCTATTTGTAAATATTCCTTGCTTGTCAATAAACTTTCTCACATCACTAAATTGGCGATAAAAACTATTATCAATTTCATCTATTAAACGATTTTCGTCATTTCTTTCGCTTAACTTTTTGAACTGTTCCCAGTATTTTAAAGCATGATGTATTTTAGTTTCAATAAAATAAGAGCGTCCAAAATTGCCTGCAAACTGAAATTCATAGAAACTTTCATCTTTACTAAAATTGAAATAATCAGGTATTTGATTCTCTCGCAAACACATAATATTTCTTTTTTCAAGGCTTAATTTTTCGCAAACCAAATCAATAATTGACTGATAGACATCCATAGTATATATTTTACCTATCATTTTTGGTACTGTTTGAATTGAACAACTATCAATTGTGTTTGTGGCAAGATTATGATATTGACTTTCGGATGTTACGAAATCATACTTGAATACTACTGAAATTGGAATCAAGTCTATAGTAAAATAAATTTGATATTTCTGTTCGCCTTCGCCACAGGTAAATATCTGTTGGTTTTTAATTTCCATCACTCAAAGTTTTTGCCTTCTGCTTCCCTGAAATCAATATCATTACCATAATTGATTCTATGCTCAGATATTTTAATAAGCATAGAGGCTCTCTCAAGTTCATACTTTAATGAATTGTTTGCTTGCTTCGCTAAGTTGGCTTGAGCCTTCGCTTGGTCAACTGATATATCATTCTTGTCCAACTTTTCCATTTGGTCAAAAATGAAGTGCAGTAGTGATTTGTTGTTTACTGGTGTCATGGTTTCAGTTGTTTAGGTATTCGTCAATTAACTTGATGCATTGGTCTGTTCCTGTTCCGAAGACTGCTAAGTAGCCAGCCTCGTTGAGCATCTCTAATATCTCAGCCTGTCGCTCTGTATGCTCGTTTGCCTTCATCTGACCGTCTTTCTTGAACGGGTTGCCCTTCTCTGTCTTTATCTCGATGAAAAGCCCTGAGAAGTCTTTATTTGGCTTTGCGATAAATAAGTCAGGATAGCCACGTATAGGATTCATAGCCTTGTGGTTCTTCGATTGGAAGACGCTCATGTACATTCCGGCAGCGAAGTCAAACCGGAAGATGACCTTCGGGTACTTGATGCTCATGTAGCGAGCAATCACTCTATAAATCTCGGCTTCGTGCTGCATGGTAGTTGGCGATTAGTTCTTCTCGTGAATTGTTAGCAAGGTAGAGGTAATATTCAGTCGTGTAGGGAATAGCCGATCTTTGCTGGAAGTTATTCTGCAACTCTTTGATGGTCGATTCAAGGACAAGAGGGATTGCTGTGTTCAGTATCTTAATCCCTGCCTTCTTCCCGATCTCGTACTGGATGCGCTCCGTCATGCTCGATAGATTGACCTTGAGGCTTTCGGCTATGATGCAAGCTGGAATCTCGCCATTCATCGCCCACCATCGCCCTATCGCTATCTCTATCCTTACCTCTGCCTCCCGGTAGAATAGCATCTTCTCGGTCTCGTATTGTTCGTGGTAGTGCTTCGCTAAATCTGTCATGGCTTGTAGGTTTGGTGTAGTATTGTTCGGCATCTTCTTCTGAGCAAGGGAATCTGTCTGCTGAATAGGCAATAATTATCTGCTGCTTTTGCATCTCCATAATTATGTCAAATTCTTCACGGCTTATTCGCCCTTGTTTTTCAAACATAATTATATACATGGACTCAACTGCTGTTTGTTTAGTTTCCATAGGTTTCGGTATAATATTGTTCTGCGTCTTGTTCACTATCCCAATTTTTTGCACCTATCCAATAGGCTTCAATAATCTGCTCCTGTTGCATCGATTTAGCTTGCTCAAATACCAACTTAACATCGTAAAGTGAATCTATTACATACAAACCATTGGGTTGTCTTTCACTTATCTGCTGAACCAACCACTCTACTGCTGTGACCTTCGTTTCTTTGCTCATTGTTTCTCTTTTTTAAATTGGGTAAACCAATAATCTCTTGCTGCATCAGATTTAGCACCTTCAATAAACATATCTTGCCAATAACCACCATCTTGCGGTGGATGATAAGGATACTTACTATATAATAATTTAATAGCAGCTTCTTCAATCGTTTCGTTCTTCATTTCTCTTTGGGTTTTAAATTGTGTATGCGAAGGTTTGTTGCGGGTATAAGTAAGTTAGCTGCAAGCACTACTTTTGTGCTTCGATTAAATTTCTGTGAGGAAAATATTTTAAAAATGCCCCACCGCACTTTTGTTTTTTCAAAACAATTTGGTTTGGCTTCGTTCAAGGTCAAACCGTTTTTTTGCTTTTTCATAATATTGTTTATCAATTTCGCA